TCTATATTGCTAAATCCACTGTTTACAGTTGTTTCTATAAATTTTTTACACAACTTTGAAACATCATAATGTCTGACCGGCATAGGACCTTCTCTACCATGCCATCTGTCGATTCCAAACGGAGTATTTTCTAATTTTTTATAATATGGTAATACATCGTCAAATGACCATCCTTTAATATTCCAATTATCAAAATCAGCCGGTGTCCCCCTGATAGCAGCCGTTGCGTTATGACTAGAACATCCCCCAATACATTTTGCACGAGGCATATCAATACTGACGCCATATTTATTAGGAAGGGTTTTATACCCCCAATCGTATTTATCTGTTGCGATGATCGATGAATCAGTCAATTCTTTAGGAAATCTTTTGGGTTTAAAATCTGGACCTGCCTCGATTAATAATACTTTTTTATTTTCATCTTCTGAAAGTCTGGCGGCAATAACAGCACCTGAACTACCTCCGCCAACGATAATATAATCATATATTTCGTTTATTATGTTATATTTTTTTTTATATTTTTTGTATTTCTTTTTATAATTTTCCATAACAAAAAGTTATCATAATATAAAATGACAACACATATTATAAAATAGATAAATAAAAAATTGATGTCATTAACTATCAGATAATTTCAATTAAAAAACGTTTATACACATATATTTATTGACTTCAACAGCAATAAATAATAAATAATAAATAATAAATATGTTCAAACCAAGTAAACAACTGACTCCTCAAAATATGAATACATTGTTCAAAGCAGGACAACGTATTATTAATCCAGGTACAAATAAACTAAACGAACAACAAAAAAAACATTCACAATCACTTCAAGAAAGGATGGTTAGTGATCAAAGACTACTCAAAGTACAAAAAGCATTGTATGCACACCCAATTTATGATTCCATCGAAACCAAACAGGATATGAAAATATTTATGAGAAATCATTCTTTTGCTGTGTGGGATTTTATGGTTCTTCTAAAGAGTTTACAACAGAAATTAACTTGTACTAATCCTATTTGGACTCCTGTTAAAAATACGACTTGTGCAAGATTCATCAATTCAATCGTTATTGGTGAAGAAACTGATGAAATTGAAAAAAATAAATTTATATCACACTATGATTTGTATTTGAAATCAATGCAAGATGTTAATGCTGATACAACACCAATTAAATCTTTTGTTACTAGTCTTTCTAAAAATCCCACAGCATCTAATGCATATAAACTATTACTTAAAGTTCCAATTCCAATGTATACCAAATCTTTTGTGGAAAATACTCTTTTGACAATCACAAATCCCCTACCGTACATTGCTGCATCATTTTATTTTGGTCGTGAAGATCCAATTCCTCAAATGTTTACTAAGTTTTTGGCTAATATTCAATGCAGTCCATCTAGTTCCAATGAATTCAAGAATATTAAAAAATACTTAGAGAGACACATTGAAGTTGATGCTGAGGATCATGGACCATTGAGTTTGGAATTATTAAAAGAAGTTTCTGAAGATGGTAAAAATAATGATATGATCATCGAGTCAGGCATTAATGCTATTAATCATAGAATTAAATTGTGGGACGGAATACTCAATGATATCAAATTAGCGCGAAATCTGAAAAAAATGTCAAAAGCATAGAACAAATATAAAGATTGTTAGATATATTCTTTTATTAAAATAAAAAATAATAATACCATTAAAATGTCAACAAGAATTGATATTAAAAAAGATTTGAAACCCACAATGAATGTTAAATATGTAAAAGGAGATGTTGCGCCAATGGTGACAATGTTTAAAACTATTATAGCAGGCAATAATAGTCGTTTTACTCATTATAGAAAATGGATCGAAACAACTAATCATGGAAAAGAATCTAATACAATTATTGTAATTAATAAAGATAAATACAATTCGCTCAATGGTATGATGAATCTACTTTTCGTTATTGATTGTGATAATAATAATAATAATAAATTGAGTTTTGAAGATGAAATTGTATTTAATCAACTATCGATAAAATTACGTATTGGAAATCTTGTTATATTTGATCAAGAATGTTATGGAATTTTAAATATTTTTAAATCAATGGGTGAATCATACGACAAAGCAGTTTCACTATACGAAAGTGATAGACAAATATTTATTCCATTACAAAATTTTATTATGAAAAATGTGAATTTTCCATTATGTTCATTCAAGGATAATCTAGTTATTGAATTTTATTATAGTCATTACAAAAATGTTACAACAACATGTGAAGCTTTCCAATTTGATGAAATGGAATATAAAAAATTTTGTGAAATATCTCACGAAACACGAATAAGATCATATCATACTGAATTACACAGAGTTCCACAAACTGAATCAATAATAAATATTCCTTTAGAAAGTAAAGTTTTGATAAGAAATATTTCTTTATTGCCATTAAAGGGAACAGTAACAAGTGCACAAATAGATTCAAAGCCATTTACTAAATTAAGTGATCCATTTAATAAATTTTATGAAATATTTTCTATTAATTCTAACAATTCTAAAAATATAAAATACGATTGTTTTGTTTATGATACAGTACCAACTAATGGTAAAGGAGGAGCAACAGAAATCAATACAGGCTTCATAGTAGGAAATAATGAAAGATCAATAATAGTTAAATTTGATAATTCTATTAAACTAGAAAAACCAGAACAATCTGAGTATATCGATAATTATATATTGATAACAATTGGATATGATAATGTATTGACCTCAAAGCCAGAAATTGTATTCGATTATATTCCTTATAAATACGATTACACAAATAATTATCCTCTCACAAAAGTGAGTGATACTGAATATATCGAAGGTTATTGGTATGATAATATATCTGATAGTAAAGAAACTCGTACATATCCTTTCCCTAAACCAGAACCAAACAAACAAATTAGTGAACAATTTATGAGTAAATTGGAAACAATTATTGAAAATTCTAACAGTCTTAAATATTACGGGATGTTTGGTTACGATGAAAGTAAAAATAACGAAATGAAAGAAATGGCAGATGGAACAAAAATCAAATTCACTAATTTCATGGGAGGTTCTCAATGTAGACTTTGTGAGCAAATGATAGGAAGTGATGAGGGAATTATTATAAAGAATAATATAAAATATAGATTTCCTTCTGGAATTATACATTATTACAAAGATCATGATGTTCAACCTAGCCAAGAATTTAATAATTTAATTATGAGTATTGATACTGATCTTGTGGTTGATATTGCTAAAGATCAAAATAATCTTCCACTATTTTATGGTGATATACAACCCGCTTTTGGTCATCATATTATTTTACCACCTGAATATGAGTAAATAAATTTTATTACTTTGATTTTGACATTAAATATTTTAATTTATATTTATTATATTTTTTATAATAAATGGAACCACCAATTTGAGGGGATTGATTACTGATGCGAGCTACGATAGGAAGATGATCTGAAGCCAGTTTATTGGGAGAAAGTATTTCCGATTTAATATATGAATACGTTGTTAATATTTGATCATATGCTCCGAACATGCCATAACTAGAATTCAAAGATGGATTACAACATGTTTTCATATGATTTACAGATTTTAATATTCTTCCGCCTGGTATTTTAAAATATGGATCTGTTAGAATAATAAATGTATTACCTGTACTTGGTTCCATATTCATATCCCCCGCCATTATGATATTATATGTTTGTAATTTTTTTATAAAGTTATTGACGCCATATAATCCCGATAAAATTCTTACTAAATGTCGGTCAAATCTGAGGAAATCACTACCATGTCCCGGATGCATATTTATCACACATAAATTATTATTGAAAAATAAAATGAGTAATGGTCTACCACTTTCTCCCAAATGACCACTAATTTCATAATCACCTGTATCTAATTTATATTTATTTGGATCATAAAATGTTACCATTTCTTCATAGCCAGATTTTGTCACTCTGTGCGACATAACTCGTAATCTATTAGAAAGAGAATATATATTGTTCCATTTTGCTGCTTCCTGTAGACAAATGAAATCGTATGGTTGGCTAGCATTATCAATAACCGAAACGATATTTTCTAGACAAATTGTTATTCCAGTTGATCTTCTTGGACATGCAGTTGTAACACCGGAAGTGATAGTCCCTGTCATTGCTTCCCATGAAATATTCCATGATAATACACGTATATCTAATTTTGATTGTAATGATTGTGTCAATTGGGGTAATTGTGGTATTTGTTGTATTTGTGGTATTTGTTTTGATATGATAGGAACAGGTATAATTACGGGATTAATAGTTTTTAAATTAATTATTTTTTGTGAAGACTGCTCATACGTAAATGATTCAATTTCCAAAAAATTAGCTTCATTTGTTAATTGTAATAGTTGTCCCATAAATCCAGAATGACTAAAAATAACTATATTTTTATTTGTGAAGTCATCACTCGATAAAAAATTTTTAAATGCTGAAATTTTAGCTCCATTTGTGTCGAGTAAAATGGGCGAAGCTAAATCTACCCACGAAATTGGTGCATCAGGTATGGGAATAATTTTACTAAAATCATTTTCCCATCCATTTTGATAGATTTTTTTCCATCCAGAGTCGTAATAAAATAATGTTTTTTTATCATTTGAAAAATCTATATTTTTATAATTTACCTTAGATGTTAGAATGGGTGACATTTGAAGAAGTTTACGACTTGTACCCCTATTTTCTATATAATTACCTATTTCGCTTACTAGGGGACATAAATATATTGGCATATTAATTTGTTTATTAAATACTTCTAGACATGTTTGTATCGCTCTCATTAAAGGAGAAGTTATTATAATATCAGGATTACCCAAATTATTGAGGATGTTTGTTCTATTTTTATTTATTAACTCAATACCAGTTCGAGTCAAAACAGGATCACGATGTATTGGATCTGCTGCAAAATTTCCCGTTTGTTTTTTATATTCATTGGCAGTACTATAACTGTGTCTTATTATTTTTACATTTACTGTTCTTGTTGGTTGTAATCCAATTGGCGATAACACAATAGACGGTTCTATTGATTTTTTTGGTTTATTTGGTCTTTTTTTCTTTTGTTTTTCTGTTTCCAGTGCCGGTTGTATTAGTTGTGATGGTTGCACTGCTGGAGGTAATTCAGGTAATTTTATGACTTCTGATTGTTTAGTTATTGAAATAGGATTTCCTTCAATCAAATTAAGTGTAGTGATAAGACCCGTAATTTGATCGAAACTAAATTCAATAATACCCAAGTAACCAGGACATTTTATAAATCCTGTTTCTGCAATTATATTGAATACACTACAATGACTGAACATTATAATTGTCTTACCTGTAAATTCATCATTTGATAAAAATTTTTTTAATGCAAAAACTCTAGCACCGGCATCATTACGTAAAACGGATGAATTTAAATCTATCCATGAATTTGGTGCATTTGTAACAGCTTTCATTTTATTGGGATCATTTTCCCATCCGCTTTCATAGTCTGTTTTCCATCCTGAATTGTAGTAAAATAATGTTTTTTTATCATTTGAAAAATCTATATTTTTGTAATTTATTTTTGATTTTAATATTTCAGTTGATATTTTTTGTAAATCATTTCGTTCGATACCTTTATTTTCGATATTTGGTCCTATTTCGGTAAGAAGTGGTACCAGATATATTTTTTTATCTATTAGATTTGGTTCATATAAATTAAGACATGTTTGAATTGCTCTCGTTAATGGGGATGACATAATAATATCATATTTTCCTAGTTTGTTTAATATAAATTTTTTTTTAAGGTTTATCATATCTAAACCTGTTTTATCTAGCACAGAATTTTTATATATTTCAGTTGGTTTTTGTCCATTATTTTTTTCAATGAAAACATCTGCCTCTGACTTTGCAGAAATAATCATTTTAATATTAACCTTTCGATTCATTTATAGATAATATAAATTATAATGTAAAATAAAAAATAATCATATAAATATTTGATTATGTGTATATACATATATATAAATATACACATATACATATGCCAAGTCGTGAGGGAGGAAAGGCTAAACCATTAAAGACACCTAAAAAAGAAGTAACTGAATTAACAGAAGAAGACAAATTATTTAAACAAAAACAAAAAGAAGATAAAAAAGCTCTCGACAAATTAAAAGAGGATGCTTCTACACCAAAGGGTTTTATTAAAACAAAATCAACAAAAAAATAAAAATTGAAAACATGACTATATGATGGAAACAATATATTTTTGCATCAATAAGCAATTAAACTAAGCAATTAAACTAAGCGGTAACACTATATATTTAGTTCAATTAGTTAATAAATAGACATGGCGCAAAATAATCAAAATAATCAAAATAATCAAAATAATCAAAATAATCAAAAAGATATTGACGAAATTGATTCTTTTGTTTGTAAAAAAGAATTTGCGCCTGATAAATTGAATAACTATTTGAATTATTGGCTTCAATTTTTGTTCATGCAATATAATGAACAAGATTATATTTACAATTTTAAACACTTACTTGACGATGAAATTGTCATTGTCTGGGGATTTACTAAATATTATGATTTTCCAGAGGTCCATTACTTGATCACAAACTATGGTAGAATGCTTATACTTAATCCAAATAAAGTAAATCGTGGACTTACTATTACCTACAAAAATCACAACAAACGATTGTCATACGATTCACAAATTGAATTAAGAAAAAAATCTACAGAACTAAATCATCATGTTGATTCGTATAATATTATGTATAATCTGTTGACTAAACTTTGTGAATCTGCTGATAACAACATTGCCCAACAAACTGAACAAGTTAAAACTGAACAAGTTAAAACTGAACAAGTTAAAACTGAACAAGTTAAAACTGAACAAGTTAAAACTGAACAAGTTAAAACTGAACAAGTTAGAAAAACAAATACACTTGAAACTCATTCTGGATCTCATTCTGGATCTCAATCTGGATCTCAATCTGGATCTCAATCTGGATCTCATTCTGGATCAGGATCCAATGACGATGAACTTGCAGAATTATTCCCAGATCTCACGAATGATAAATCAAAAATAATTGTTACAGTCGAAAAAAATCCAGTGAACGATGAACTAATTGAAACCATATCTGCTGGCGTCGATGAAGATACTCATTCAAATGAAAACTCGGTAGATTTTTCTACAAAAGAATCATACAAACTTTCTGATAATGCATCAAACAATATTGTGTCAGATATGGATATGGGGATATGTTTTACAGATAAACAAAGAATAGAACGAATTGAATCCGAACCAATAATTAAAACAGTTACTACACTTACTAGGCACGAATTACAAGACTCAATCAAAAATGATTCTGACAGTAAAGTTGTGTCAAATGATTCAAATGGATCAAATGGATCAAATGGATCAAATGATTCAACTGATTCAACTGATTCAGTGTTTGAAAACTCAAGTGATATTAGAAAAACTATAATTATCGATAAACCAAAAATGCTGAAACGAGAACAATCGAGTGGAAAAGTCGGTTCATTTATCGATTTATTTAATCAAAAATCACAAAGAGTGGAAGAAGAAAAAAAGAAAGAAAAACAACTCAAAAATAAGAATGTAAAAACTGCTTAACAAAATTTAATTTATTATTGATAATTTTGATTATTTTGATTATTTTGATTATTTTTATTGTTTTGATTATATTTAATTTCTAGTTCTTCAAATTTGGCTTGTAATCTATTATATTTTATTTTGAGATTTTCATGATTCGTAAGAACCATCAAATAATTTAATTCCTTGGCACATATCTCCATCTCATGAACTGCAATAATTATTCCTTTTTCTGGTATTTCACAAACACGTTCTTTTAAGGAAACACATTTTTCTTTAATATCATTTGGTATGATATCATTTATAATCATTTGGTCAATTTTATCTTTTAATGCATTACAGAGATTAATCAAATGTTGTCTCGATTCTTCAAAAGATAATCTATCATTTTCTAATTTTTCCTCGATCGTTTCGTTTAAATTTTTCATAGTTTCGTTGTGTTTTTTACTATTATCTTCCATTTTTTTAAATATAACTTGTGTGTCCTTATATGATTTTATTTGATCTTTTGATTTTTTAATTAATTCATCATGAATTAATGTAAATGAACCATCTTTCTTTGATTTATTATATTCTTCAAGGGCTTCATTTAAAATGTCATCTTGTGTTTTGTCAAGTAGATCTTTCTTATTATAATTTTCTTTTGTAATTTTTACAAAATGCGCTTTTATTTTCACGGCTATTGTTTTTTTTAAATTATTGTCTTTTATGATTTTATTTAATAATACAGCATCAATATCACAATCGTTGTTATCATTATCATTATTATTATCATTATTGGAATAATTGAATTTTTCTAAATCTTCTGATTTACTTTGTTCAAACGCTATTTCTTGGTCTATTTCTTTAATTATTTTTTTATCTTCAACATTCAATTTAGTTGATTTTGCTGATTTTGATGGCATAAAATTATGTTTGAATATATTATTGTATTATTGATTTATATTAATATATTTTAATAAATTAATATATTTTCAGTTTTTTTGATATTATTGCAAATATCAAAACATAATAAAAATCAAAATAAAAAAAGTTGAAGCCATATATATATTAAAATGAAGTCATTGATGTTAAATATATCATGTTATGATTATATTATAAATACATATCGTTTTAATATACCAAAATAAATAATTAAGTTATGAATGATACGAACACAAAAAAAGAAGTTTTGACACATAATTATTTTTTAATTGGTGCAATGTCTTCAATGGTATCAAAGATGTCGGTGACTCCATTAGATCGCCTTAAATTTTTAACACAAACAAAATCTAATTCAGAATTTACAGGACTTGTATCAGATATATTCAAAAAAGAAGGACTCAGCGGATTTTATAAAGGAGTTTTCCCTATTCTCGCTACGTCAATACCAAAAAGTGCAATATACTTTACTGCACTTAATAATATTAAAACAAGTATGAATAATTATAGTAATCATGGACAATGTTTGAGTTCTCATAAAATTAATTTCTTTTCCGGTTTATCTGCTGGAATTATAACAACAACTCTATTATATCCCACGGATGTTATTTCGAGCAAATATTACTATGATATAGGAAATAACCAAAGTTTGTTAAAAATAACTAAAAATACATTTTTTGAGAAAAAAATGTTTCGGGGATATTCGGCAACATTGATGGGAACAATACCAAATCACGGTTTTTCATATCTTTTGTATACATCTATTAAGGACAGTAATATTTTATCATCAAAATTTAATGATATAATACCCACCAAAATAATTAGTATGGGTGATAATGGAAATACTTTTGTGAGTAGTTATATTGCCTCTATTTCAACTCAACTTGCAGCTTATCCATTCGATACGATTCGAAAAAAAATGCAAGTCGGTGATCTAAATTTTATTGATACAGTTAAACAAATCAAGAGTGGATCCTTATTCGATTTCTACAGAGGGTTCAAAATAAGTATAATAAAAACTCCTTTGTCGAATGCCATATATTTTATGTGCGCTGAATTTTTAATAAGACAAAATGTTATGTAAATTAAACTAATTCAACAAAATTATTCATGTTATTGAACTTACAAACTATTGGATTTTCCATGACAATTTCTTTGTTGATCCAATCACCAAAAAATTCATTCATTTTATCATATACTAATTTTTTTATTTTCATTGTTTCAGGATCAATAATTTTATATATTTCATACGCAATTGTTATATGGAATGTATATGCTGGATTATTCTTAATTCCGGTTGATTCACTTATCATATTTCTCCATTTTAATACATTACCATCATAAGGTATCAATCCTAAATGAAATGCATTTTCTTCTATTCCAGACAATTTCATAACAAATTTTTGTTTCATCAAAGCACCTAAAATATTGTTTAAATCGTTTAGATTTTTTGTTATCTTTTCATCAAGTTCTTCTTTGTCACATCTTTTGAGATCAAATACTGTCATATGAAACGATTCTGGTTCAGTATATCCAAAATAATGTCCAATAATACTATGTTTAACTATATTTTGTATTTTGCAGATAACTTCATGAAGTTTAGTATCATGCGGTATTTTACATATTATAGTTGTTCCGTAACAAGAAATTACATTACAAAAATCGTCAAATTTAAAAGGCGATTGGTTTAATGAAACATAATCAACAATATTAATTTTTGCATTTGTTTTAACTTCCCCCACATTAATCCCAGATTGTTTTATTTGTTGACACGTAATATACTTATGTCCCGGTTCTTTTTTCAAACCGACTGCAAAAAATCCTGTTGTCTGATCAAATGTTATCCAAAAAGTATTCCATTGTTCCCTATTAATCTGTATCTTAAAATCATTAATAATACATTCTGTTTTTGAAATAAATATGGACAGTACATCACTAAATAATACATAAATATCTTCAACATCATTATCATGATTTCGTACAACCATGGACACTTTTGATGGTATAGAAATAACACACTCCGTCATTTTTATTATAATTATTTATTACAAAATATTATAATTATTTTATTGTGTTTTATGATTTAATATCAATCTTTTTACTTATAAAAATTGATATCACAAGTTCTTTTATGATTTAATAGAAGAACTAAATTTAGTAAGAACATCTTTATTCCAAAATGAATATCTTTACAGAAAGGTTTAATTTATTATCACAATATTGTTGTATACATTGCGGTGATGGTATTTCTACATACAAATTTAATAAAACAGATAATGGTTACGAATTAACAGAAAATTTTTTGTGTCAAACATTTGATGACAATTATACACTTTGGAGAGGTAATGATATAATGGATCTTATCAATTCTTTAAAAAACAATGATGAATACCGTCTCGAACAATCACAAAAAAATGTTTTAATAACAAAATTAATAGTATTGGTTAATCCTGCCATTAGCACAACAAAAAAAGAGAAAAATAAAACAACAA